AGTCAAAGTTTGTGTGAAATCAGCGTCTTGGTCAATGGTAATATTCTGTATTGTTGCCATTAGTCAAATTCCTATATATTAAATCTTTCTTATATTTATAAGATATTTGAACGGTAGGTAAGTGAGTATATTTAGTCTTATTTTTTAGATAACTTAACGCCTTTAAACCAAGAAGGTAATCCTATAAAAGGTCTTCCATCATGTAGATTTTCTTTTGCCTTTTTAGATGATGATTTATTGTAGTGTAGAAACACTTGACCACAATCTTTACCCTTAAATTCTTCTCGCCAGTGTTCTAGTTCACAACCAGAATATATCAACATATCACCAGGTTCAAGATCAACCTTGATACCTGCTTGTCCTTCTTTACCTGTTGGGTCTAAATAGATCGGCCACTTATCGCCACCTAGATTTAATGTAGTGGATATCTCACATGAATATCTATCTTTATGACGTGCTAGTACATCACCATTCTTATAGATTCTTGCATATGAATATGTGGGACTTAATTTTAAACCTGTATGTTTTTCCATAGTAGGTTTAACTTTTTCTAATAATGTTTCCATCATTATATCACCATAATGAGAATAAGTATTTGGTACTTGTTCATCATTCCACACACCATAGTAATCTGTAAAAGGCGATATATATCTTTCATCAAACAAAACTCTTGCAACTTTTCTTTTATTTAAAAAGTAAGAATATGCCATGTCAGCCACATCTTTAGATATTACACTTTTTAATACAGTATATTTATTTTTTTTGAATGACATTTTTTCCTTTCAGTTTCACTTTGTTTTTAATTAAGTTTTTTATAAAATCAGGTTTATCTTTAGGAGAAAAATGACCTAATATAGATTGAATAAACGCCTTTTTCATATCTGAATTCTTTTTAACCATTTAGAACCGCCTTTGGTATTGCCTGACAGTTCCAATGTATAAATCTAAACGGATCATAACCCATATCAACTATATATTGATGTGGCATATATGAAGGAAAGAATATCATTGATCCTGGTTCTACTTTATAATTTATTGCTGTCGAAGCATAAGTGACTTGTGATTTGTCTTTTTCTGGTAGACTATTCATAAGATTGCCTGGTCTAGGGTCTTCAAATAGAGGTAGTGATGTTTTTTCACTTGCCTTTAAAAAATAAAAACCAGATATGTGACCGTTCCAATGAGTATGTAAAGTATGATGTCCACCACCTTTTTTAGCAAACTCTTGTACCCACATTTCTGTTGTAAATACTGTATAGTCCTTTATATCATAACCCATTTCTGATAATAGATTATGTGATGTTGCACCTACATAATTTTGTAATTCTTTAAAATTAGGATCGCCAATTAATGTCGTTGAGTGAAATACATGACCCATATCACCTTTGTCACCAAACTTCTTATTACGTTTATCTATATCTTTTTTAAGATTTTTCTTTGCTGTTTCAATATATGAATCAGACGATTTATTTAAATCATCTACAAAACCAGGTTCTTTTGCAAACCATATAGGACATTTAAACATATCATCTCTTCCTAATTGTTGAGGAAAACTTAACTTATCTTTTTTAATCTTTGTTTTTTTCTTTTTAATATTCTTCATTTTCTTCTTCATAATACTCCTATCTATATGGCCACCCTAAATTCCAAATAACCAAACTGTTTCTTTCTCCACTCTTAACTGGACAAACTCTATGCCACACAAAACCAGGAAATACAACTAAAGAACCTTTAGGTAATATCTCTTTACATTTATGTATGTTTCTTTTCTTATCAGGATCAAGATTTCTAAAATCAAATTCTAGTTCACCACCCTTATAATCTTTAGGGTCTGATAAGGTTACTGTTACTGATAACTTTCTTATCTTACCATGTGATGGATCATTTGGGTCATCTCTATGATAAGGTTGATCCCAACCGTCACAATGCCAATCGTAAAATTGACCTTTAGTATATTTTGTAAATTGACAGGACTCACTAAAATCCCATTGAAAATTCCAACCTGCATTTGCATTTGCTTGATGAATATAAGGTTGTATTTCTTTATATATCCATCTGTCACTCATCCAAACAATATCAGAATTTCTTTTCTTTTTTAAATCTTTTGTTTGTTTTTTAGATAAATTTTTACCTTGACCATAACCACCAGTCACAGCCATTTGATCTTGCAGTTGATGACCATATTTTACTATATCATCACAGATACGTTCTGGGATTGCTGATTTAAAGTACCAATAATAGTTTGTTAGATTCATTTGAGATCACCTTCTTTTATTATCAATTTGTATTATAACATATTTATAATACTTTGTAAAGCGTATTGTTATGCTAATGATACAGTCAATGTACCTGAAGCAGTAAATTTAGCAATTTTATCTCCACCTGGGTGTGTCGAACCTGTAAATGCACAACAAGGACTACCAGCAAATGCAACAGCACTTGGTCCTCTAACGACTACAATACCTGAACCACCGTTTCCACCAGTGTTATTATTTGAAGCACCACCACCTCCACCAGTATTTGCAGTACCATTTCCTCCGGCAGTACCACCAGGGTGAGGAGCACCTACACCACTATTACCACCACCACCAGCACCTCCAGGCGCAGGACTAGCACAACTAGGATTAATATAACCAGATGATCCACCACCACCTCCAGCATATGATGAGTCAGGACCTAAAATTGTATTAGGTGCACCAGCACCTCCTGGTCCACCAACATTTGGTCCTGGATGACTACCACCAGGTCCACCATTACCACCAGCAGCAGTAGCACCACCACCTCCACCACCAGTTCTATTACTTTGACCAGGTCCACCATAACCTATACCACCAGCGCTACCTTGTGAAGGACTTGTAGGTGGCGTATTACCAGCACCTCCAGCTTTTGATGCCGGAGCGGGATATCCTGCACCTCCTCCACCACCAGAACCTCCTGCAACACCAACACCACAAGTAGGTGAACAATAATATCCACCACCTCCACCACCAGCAGATGTAATTGTTGATGTCATTGCGATTGATGAATTACCACCTGGGTTACCATTACAATGTGAAACAGCATTACCACCAGCACCAACTGTAATTGTATATGTTCCTGTTACTTCAGATCCTAATGCTGACCCTCTTAATGGACTCGGTCCATAACCAGTGGCTCTGTAACCTCCTGCACCTCCACCACCAGTAGATGTCCCACCACCAGCAGCTGCACCACCGCCACCAGCGACTATCAAATAATCTAAACTAGTATTTAAAAATTGTGATCCATCAGGCCATGTGTCTGATTTTCTAGCAGCAAATTGACTTCTTAAATTCCATACACCACTTGCTTTGTTTAATTCTTTTACGATAACTATTCCTGATCCACCTGCTCCACCATTACTAGGTTCTACTCCAGCACCACCACCGCCACCGCCAGTGTTAACAGTACCTGCAACTGCTTGTGTTGAAGGTCCTTGACCACCTGCACCACCACCTCCAGTTCCACCTGCACCTTTACATCCACCAGCTGGCATTCTTTTTCCACCGCCACCACCGCCACCATAAGTGCCACATGAACCTGTAATATTAGTTGTAAATCCAGCTCCACCTGCACCAGCAGAACTAGCACAAGGACCTGGTTGAATAGCATCTGATCCAGCAGCTCCAGCTCCACCACCTCCACCAGCAGCTTGAGCATTTGCAGAACTACAAGATTGAACTCCATCTCCACCAGGATTTCCCTGAGGGGGATTTGTTGGAGGAGTATTTCCTGCTGCTCCAACTTTTGAAGGTCCAGGTTGAGGGCCTGTATAACCTTGTCCACCACCACCTGAACCACCTGTTCCTGCGGCAGCAGAAGATTCACTTAAAAAACTTTTAGCACCTTTTCCACCTCCTTCAGAAGTGTAGGTTGTGCATCCTATAACAACACTTGAATTAGCTCCATCTGATAATGCAGAACCACCGCCACCAATAACTACTGCTCCTAAAGCTGTATTACCACAAACTGACAGTTCTAAATTTCTAACACCACCAGCACCACCGCCTCCACCTGAACCACCACCAGTAGATCCACCACCACCTCCACCAGCAACAACAAGAGTTTCAACTAATCTTGTTCCTGGTTGTGTAGTAACTGCACTTGGTGTGCTTGATGATTTAGTGGTAACTTTACACTTTCCAAAAGACGTCTTATTACTTACACCTGTGATACCGCCATTGGTTCTAGCCATTTAAATTTCCTATCCCCAAGCTGAGCCATTCCAATCATAGACTGTTTTAGTTTCTGCGTCATCATTGGATTTAGTTGCTTCCCAACCTGTATTGTTGTCAGCTTGATATTTTGTTTCGTTCCATGTAATCATGTAAAACCAGACAACAGGATCTTGACCATCATTAGTTACTGATGGATATGTAATTGGTGCTTGCCAATCGTCACTAGAATCTAATGCCCATGAGGCATAAGGTTGTTGTGTTAAAAATTTGTTTTTGGATGCATTATAGACCATGCCTATACCTGCATATTGTTTTCTGAAATTGTTATTATATGATGTCTGTTTCCAAGTGCCACCGCCAAAGAAATTCACGCACCATGTTTCACCATCGGCGTGTTCATCTGAAGGGACTACATCATTTGCGACAACTACTACTCTCTTTACAACTAAATGTGTATCAGAAGTAAAACCTGTCGGGTCTGTCTTTGATTCTAATTCTGCAAAATGTGCCATTGTTTATTTTCCTTTTAATTGTTATTATACTATTTATACATTATTAATTTGACCATACACCTGCTTTAACTTGGTCATATACATCATTAATACTCCATACTCCAGGGGCTGTCGTAGTTGTTACCGCAGGTTCTTTGACAATAACTATTCCTGAACCACCTGAACCACCATTATAAACTCCTGGTCCAGCTGATCCACAGCCACCACCACCGCCACCACCGCCAGTGTTAGTTGATCCAGATGTTGTATTTGTATCTGAAGGACCACCCGTTCCACCATTTCCACCGCCACCTGCACCACCTGGTGTAATTGGTTGAGCTTCGTTTCCTCCGCCTCCACCACCAGCATAAGTCACATCTGAACCTGAAATTGTATTAGGTGCCCCTGCTCCACCTGCTCTTGCAGGTGCAGGATTAAATGAACTGCTGGGATAAAGAGATGATCCACCAACAGCTGTTGCACCACCACCTGATCCAGAACCTTTAATATTAGGAGAGGTGTCAATACCTGTACCACCATTATTTCCTTGAGATGGATCTGTTGGGGGAGTATTACCTGATCTTGCAACAGGACCATATGTTAGTTTTGTACCAGCACCAGATCCTCCTTGTCCTAAAGGTGAACTAGCTGGAGAACCAGCACCACCACCAGCAGATGTTATAGTATTGCATCCTTCATAGGCAAGAACTGAATTAGCTCCTTTACCACCTGATTCAGGACCACATTGTCCACCAGCACCACCAGCACCGACTGTGACTGCATAATCTGTACATTTTACGACAGGTATAGAAGAACCTCGTAAAGGACTAGGTCCAAATCCAGAGGCACGATAACCTCCTGCACCACCGCCTCCGTTTAAACGAAAACCTCCTCCGCCACCACCAGCGACCACTAAATAATCTATATTAGTTGTTGCTTGTGCTGTTAAAGTTCCTGACGAGTTAAAGGTAGTTACCTTTGCACTAACAGAGCATTGTGTAACCGTTTGTACAGGTCCAATAATACCTCCATTTGCCATGTAATTTAAATCTCCCTAGTTATTAATCTGTAATTTCTTCGTAAGAAACGAAATAAGTTAAATCACTATTTGCTGAAGCTGTAACTGCTAAAATATCTGTTTCATCTAAATAGATTGGATTTTCTAAAAAACTTAATGTTGCGTCTGCTGGAACAGAAATAGTGCTTGCAATGGCGACATAGTTTGAACCATTATCTACACTTACCTCTATTGTCACATCAGCAGCATTCGTTCCATCTATATTAGCAATAAGAATTGTATTAATCTTTGCTATTTTTTCAGCAGGTACATCAACAGCGGATGCTCTTGAAGTTGTAATTGCTCCAGTTGCATTTTTAGCGTTGATCGTTGCTACATTTACTATATTTGGTGTTGCCATTGTTTATTTTCCTTTTATATTAATTATCCAAAAACGATTGCCATCGCAATTGCCTTTCCAGTTGAAGCTTTAGTGTCCATTTGGGTTTGAATATTACTTGTTACGCCATCAGAAAAGTTTAATTCTGCAGCCGTAGATGTCACGTTAGTACCACCTATGTCTAGTGTAGTCATTGAAACTTCCCCAGCTACTGTCACAATTCCGTCTGCAAGTGTAATTAAATCTGTATCGTCTGTATGACCTATTGTTGTACCATTTGTGATAATATTATCAACAGTAAGTGTAGTCAAAGTACCTAATGAAGTAATATTTGCCTGAGCGGCAGTAGAAAGTGTACCTGCAATATTACCACCTGATACATTTATACCAGCACTAAAGACTGGTATCTGATTCATGGTCACAACACCACCTGAGGATATTGCGATTGCGTCTTTATCAGAAGCAGAACCTATGTTACCAGCGTCAGCGATAACTATTCCTGCATTAAAAATTGCTTCTCCAGCGGCACTACCATCTAGTGTCAACATAGTGATATCTGAACTATCGTCTGTGCCTTTAAATATAATATCTGAATCATTAGCGGCAGCGTCTATCGTAATGTTACCAGATGATGTTGTGATATTAACTGCAGCGTCACCAGCTGATACGTCATCAGCAGCGATACTAGCACTAGTATATGTATTAAGTGCCGATACGGCAACCTGTTTCATTGTGCCGTTATCGTTTACAATAATTCTATCAGCGTCAACTAATGTGACACTTGAAGCAGTATTGTCACCATCTAAAATATTTATTTCTGTTACAGTTACCGTAGCACCATCTAATTTATTTAATTCTGCAGCCGTTGATGAAACAGCAGTTGAGTTAAGAACTAACTTACCATCACCTATGACAACTTGATCGTTGAATGTCGCCTTACCAGCAGCAGACATATCAAAAGTTAAAGCACTTATTTCTGCACCACCATCATTACCTCTAAGGATTAAGTCGGCGTTAGAAACAGAAGATTTAATAATTAAGTTGTTTGATTCGTTTTCGAATTCACCTATCGTTGTGCCACCTGCCTTAAAGAATATGTCATTACCTGCAGCGTCTAATATAATATCTCCAGATGAATCTAAAGTTATATCTGTACCATCGTTTGTAATTGTGTCTAGGGCGATACTTCCAACATTTGTAATATTGAAGTCACCAAAATTTGTTGTGCCACCGATTGTTAGATTACCTGTCACGGTAACATTATCACCGAAGGTTACCTCACTTGTAGAGTGACCTATCGTGACAGCGATACCTGAAGTTTCTGTTGCAACTTTTAAAGCACCTGTTGAGTTTGCAAGATAAGAATTTGATCCGTCGTGGTATAGTTGTAGATCGTCACCTGTGCCTGAAAAATATTTCTCACCATCAGGTAAATGTATACCAGTTGTTTTAAATGCGATTACGTCTGAACCACCTAGTTTGAAATCTATCTGATCGTCTGTATCGGCAGTTATTGTTGTATCGGCGTCAACGTCTAATACCA